CTCTCAATACTGATTCGGTTCTCATATAGTAAAGTGTTTTAACACCTTGCTTCCAAGCTTCCATGTGAATTTGATTAATCCACTTTGGTTCTGCGGTTGCAGGAAATGCTAAGTTTAGAGAAACTGCCTGGTCAATATATTGTTGTCTTACACCAGCTTGCCTTACTAAATCCAATTGGTTGATTTCTTTAAATGTTTTGAATACATCTTTAACTGAATTACATCTATGTGCACGCTCATCAATTGATACTTCGCTACATTCAACTAATTTACCATCTGAAAAACACCATTCATCTAAGAAATCCAAATCTTGCACCGAACCACCATCTGCTAAAATCTTATCCCATACTTCTTTGGTATTTTTACCAACTTTACGAAGTACTCTTTCCAATTCAGGATTTTTTCTAATGAATGTTCCTTTAGCAGTTTGTTCCGTAAATACATTAGCCGCCCAAGGTTCAATACCACTACTTACGTTACCACTCAATTTAGAGTTTGATACCGTAGGTGCTACTGCTCTTAGGTGAGTATTACGGAATCCACTTTCTTTACACCATAGGGGTTCTCCATATTCATCTGCTAAATCTCTACTTGCTCTTTCCGATTCAATTTTCATTTGAGAAAAAATCTTACGAGTTTCAAATTGAGCTTGCAATCCTTCAAATGGTAATCCCTTTTGCTGTAAGTAAGTGTGCCACCCCAACACACCTAATCCCAATGCTCTGCCTCTTTCTGCTGAACGAACTGAATTCTCAAATCCTCTCATATTCTTGGCCCTCTGTAAGAATTCCTCTAATACACCATCTAAAAAAATAGTAGATGTGTATATCAAATCAGTATCTTTCCATTCATCATATTTTGCTAAGTTTAAAGAACTTAAACAACAAACAAATGAATGTGACTCATCAGTATGTAAAACAATTTCAGAACAAATATTTGTCATATGAACTTTTAATCCATTCTTCTTATACATTTCAGGATTGTGTTTATTAACATTTCCCTTATACATAATATATGGTTCACCAGTTGCTTTTCTCTTTTGTAAAAGTTTACCCCACTTTCTACGAGCCTCAGAATCTCCTTCTTCTAATTTCTTCATAAACTTATCACTAACAACAACACATTGGTGTAAATTTAGTGATTGACGGTTTACATCACCTTTCGGTTCTCTAATCTCTAAAAAATCTTCAAAATCTTTATGTTCAATTTTAATGTTTACTGATGCTGCTCCTCTACGAACACTTCCTTGATTGGTTGCGAGTATGGTAGAATCGTATATCTTTGCAAATGGTACAATACCATCACTTGTTCCGTTGCCGGTGATTTTAGAACCCGCAGGTCGTATCATATTGATACCGATTCCAACACCACCACCATGCTTTGCTAACAACATCAATTCTAAGTTCTTAGACCCAATCTCATAGATACTATCACCAACATCAATTCCGAAACATGAAATTGGTAATCCTCTATCAGTACCAGTGTTTGATAATACCGGCGTTGCTAAACACAACCAACCCTTCCAAATGTAATCAAAGAACTTTGTTGCTAATTGTGGTTTATCCAATCTTTTAGCAACTGCCGTAGCAACTCTCCAATATGCATCCTTTGGTTTTTCTCCTGCTTGCAAATATGTTTTAGATATAGTTTTTACATATATCTCATTGTTTCCCCAAGAAGGAAAGTCAACATCAACTTCCCATCCATTTTCTTCTCCGTAATTTTTCATAAATTATTTTTAAAATATATTATCCCAATTTTCACCTTCCCCAGCCTTACTATAATCAGTAGGTCTCATAGCGAAGAAATCGGTATGAGTTACTCCGCCTGTAAGATGGTAGAACCAATCTAATTCAGATGCTTTCTTTTCATTAAATTCAAAGTAGTCATCTCCACCTTTAATTGGGTTATATCCTAACTCCCCTAATTTTTCATTAACTCTTTTTGTAATGAATTCTTTTAGGTCATTCTTTTTAAGATTCTCTAAATCACCCATTTCAAAAATCTTATCAATGAATTTATGTTCTAAATCTCTAATCATTTCCGCTGCTTTGTAGATGTCAGCTTTAGCTTCCTCTAACAATTCAGGAAACTCATCACACATATGTCTGAATAATTGACAACCCATCTTTGAATGTAATGATTCATCTCTAACACTCCACTTCATTTGTTGTCCAATTCCTTTCAATAGATTTCTCATTTGGAATGAATATAATACAGCGAATGATGAGTATAATGCTACACCTTCCGCAAATGCCGAAAATATAGCAAGTGAACGAGCAACCTCAACTCTTGCCTTATGATTTTTTTGTAAATCTTTTGGTGTCCAATCTGCAGTTGTATTTGTAAGAAGTTCAAATCTTTCTTTCATTGTTTCATCATGCATAAACCCCGCAAAATCATCCAATCCTAATGTTTCATTAAGATATGAATATGCTACTGAATGTATTGTTTCCTGAGAACCAAACGCCATTGCCATTTGTCTAATCTCATGCTTTGGAAACCATTTAGTAACCATACCTGTCCAATAATCCGATACTGCACATTCAGTTTGGGCAAATCCTAAAAGGATATTACCTACTAAATGTTTTTCTTCTTTTGTTAAATTCTCATTCCAATCCTTCACATCACCTTGCATCGGTATTTCGGTATGTAACCAAAATGCCTGCATTTGCTTTAACCAACCTTCGTTGTAGTAGTCTGGATATTCAAATGGTTTATAGGGGATTCTATCCGTAAATAATTTGCTCATATTATAGTCTTTATTATGTGTTTATTCTAATAGGGGTAAGAATAAATACATCACATTTTCTAAAAAATTTTCGGTTCTTTAGAAAATTTTTATGTCGTTTTTTCTTTAGTTTTCTTTAGTTTTTTTTACGAGTCGGAATCATCAAATGGAAATCTACTAAATATTATAGGAGAAATATCAACCCCATCTTCATTTGTGAGATGTAGTCTTACAATATTGTAATCAATATATTCTACAGACTCATCAACTGTCATTCCTCTTTGAACTAAGATACTAACTATAGTATCATAATCATATATAATACGAGTGGTGTTAGAATCATATCCAATTATAGCATCATTTAATCCGTCTAATATAACCATACCAGAAGATATTTCGTCTATTATCTCTAAATTACTTTCATTCATTTTAACCCATATTATCTACATACTTTTTATGTAGTAGTTGTTTTTGTAATAATTCTCCATTTTTACTTTCCTTACTTGCTATGATTCCATTTGATGAATTTGCTGCATATACTTCAATGATACCTTTGTTAGTGTTCATCTTTGCAGGAAAGGTTAATCCATCAGGTCCAAATCTATTTTTCATAACGTGGAATCTAGCAGTATCATTCAACTTATCAGTATCTTTTCTACTAACTGATATGATTAAATCTGCGTTCATTACTTTTGCATAACTATCCGCAATTTTATCAGCGTGAATTACATCACTTTCAATCGCACTTCTATTAGTTTGGGATGCAGTCCAAATTGGTATTTGATACTCACCTCCCATTGCTCTTAAATCAATATAGATACCACCTTGTTCCTGATAATCTGAATTGTTTTTAGAGTTAACTGATACTAATAAATCAGCGTAGTCTATAATTATCAAATCGGGCTGAAATTTGGTTGAACGAACCATATCAATGTGTGCCGCAATTGTGTTTGCAGTAATACCCTTTGGTGGATAATATTTAATCATCAATCCACCTTTTAGTTTATCTACCTTATCCTTAATTTGTTCTTTATTATCTCTTAACTCAGCTGATGGGATACCAGTAAAGATTGTATCATATCTCTGCCCAACATAGTTCTGTGTAAGTTCTAATGTATAGTGTAATACATTCTTACCTTGTCTAACTGCTTCCGCACCAATGTGGCAAAGAACCCAAGTCTTACCAACTCCAGATGGTGCAACGATTACTCCTAACTCACCAGGCCCTAATCCTCCATCTATTAACTCATCTATTACATCCCAATTAGTTTTAACGGTTCTTCTATTAACCTCTTCAAAACGAACTTCTATATCTTCTTTGTAATCTAATCCTAAATCATTTGATTGTCCAACTTTAACCGCATCTCTTACTAATTTTTCAATCTTATCAAATTGACCCGTTTGTAATAAGTCAACTGATGTAAGGATAACATTTTTAAAGTTTTGATTTTTACAGAATGTTACGAATTCGTTCTTAACCCATTCGGAATCCCCTCCACTTTGAAGAGCGTAAATTGCTTTTAACTGAGTAAGAACATTTTGCTGAAGTGCCTTATCGGTAATTTTTTGTATCTCTGTTTTAAAGAAATCAGTAGTAGGAGTATTTTTGTATTTAGAAAAATATTTACGGGTTATATCAACTACCCATTTGTTAGTATCAGATTCAAAATATTTTGTTTCCAAAATATCCGAAACTTGCTCTAAGAAAGGTCTATCTGTTACTAAATTGGTTACCACTTTTGTTTGGTAACTCTGTCCGTATTTCGCTAAATTATCTACCGCTTCACTCATGCAACAAATATAAGATTAAAATTTGGTATTTCCAAATTATTATAAAACTAAATTACCAAATGATGACCTTAACCAATCATTTACATCTCCCCAATTTTGTAGGATTTTGTATTTCATACCAAACCCAATGAACTTCATTTTATCTAATGGCTCAATTGATTCATTAAATCTGTCGTTTATTTTAAGTTTAGTAATCCCGCTAATATCCGGGTCTTCCAATTGCATTATCTGAAAGTTTCTTTCAATGATTTTTTTACTATCTAAAATAGTTTGAAAAACT